ATCAGAGAAAGCGCGTAAAAAGTCGTTCTGCGCCCGCTCACGCGGCTGGACGGGTGAACGCGGCAAGGCAGCACGCAGAAGGTGGAAGTGTTAAGATGGGCAAGGCCTCAAACTTATTAGACTTTTTGATGAAGGGCAGCGATTACTTCGACGCGCCCCGCATTGGAGGGGGGCGCGCAAAAGACCCCGCGCTCTACACGCCATTTTCAGCGGTTAAGCATACCAAGACAGCCCCCAGTCAATATCAAGTGCGCGGCCGAATAGGCGAGGGGCTGCTTCCGCCATCAGTCATAGAGCCAGAAAGTTTACTTGGCAAAAATATGTACTTTGCTACGGGCGACAGAACGTCGAACCAGAGAATGATTGATGAAATAAACGAATATATTCTGCAGGACAGCCCGATGACATACGGCGGTCCGGAATATATGGATCAGGTCGGTCGAGGCGTTTGGGCTTCAGAGGCAAACCCCATGAAGGCAAAGGCCAACGCCCTTAGAAACGCGTCTCAAAGGGGCGAAGATATATTGCTAAGCTATATGCCTATGAGCGAGCGATCAGGTGATTTTTCTAAACATATGTCCGACATCTATGGCTCCATGATTAGATCAGGCGGCAATCGGGGCGGCTGGCGAGACAACGTATCTAAAATAGATGACGCAATTGCTGAGAGATTTCCCAAGCTAAAAACTCAGGTAAGCATATCATCCCCAGACTTTCCGGCTTGGCTGTCTAGTCAGAAGGGAGGCGACCGAGCGTCTTTAATTAAGTTTTTTGACAGCAACCAAATGCAGGGGCTTGGGATGCCTGACGTGGCGGCGGCTAGATTTGCTGTAACTAACCCTGACTTAATGCTGTCAGACACCGCTAGTATTGGCTATAGGATAGGAACGCCGAAGCCGGAGGGAATGCCTATCAGGTCTAATGAGCACCCGTCTTACAATACATTCGTGGAGCGGGCAGAAGGCACTGGGAGCTCCACTTTGGGGTTTGATGTGCCGTATATCATAGGGGCTAGAGATAGCGCGCTTCCCAAGGCTGCGTCTACGGGCAAGCTAGAGGCAATGCCCAAGGATGTTAAGTCTTATATGGGTAACCCAAATATCAACCAATTTATTGATCAGCAATGGGTTGATGAGGTCAGCACATATAGGAATCTACTGCAGTCTCAAGGCAAGGCAAGGGCTGATGAATACACGCGAAATTTACTTGACGCATTTATTGATCGATGAGGTCTGAGATGTCTTTTAATGTTTCATCAATCATCTCAGTGATTTCTTCGGGTAAGTCTTCTTGGCTTTCCCACAACATCATAACGGTTGCCTCGATGCTGCGCCTAATTGGCTCTAGCCTTTCGTCTTCCATTTTAAACCCCCTGCGTTTTGCAGTACCATATATAAGCAGGTTAACAAAAAGTTACAAGGCGGCGCATAATGGCTGATATACGAAGAACATTTTCCCGAATGCTTGGCGAGGACGAGGGCGGAGGCGCTGCATATAAGACGCGCACCGGCGGGATTGTGACAGATCCCATGACTGGCCGATCATATCGCGAGCAAGGCGATTATGTGTATTCAGACGAAGACTTGCAGCGCGCAGTAGATTTTCGCCAGCCGCTGGAAAACCCCACGCAGATGGGGATCTTTGATGCCGTCTTAGCACAAACGCAGAACCCCAGAGCAGCATACGACGCCGCCGTAGGCGCAAGCTACGCGCCCGTTCTTGGAACGGTTATTGGTGGGCAAGACGCATATAGAGGCGGGCGTAGCTTTTTGGGCGCCATGAGAGATGGCGACGCCGCAGGAATGAAGGCGTCTGGCTTGGAGGCTCTGCTCGGAGGGGCCGACGTGTTGATGACTGCGGCGCCATTTATGAAGCCCATGGCTAAGACCACAATGCGTGCGCTTAGGGCAACTGGGGCGTCTCCGCAGGGGGCCGTAGCGCCCACTATGGTCGCCGGAACGATTGCGGCAATGCGCGACCAGCAGCCGGAGCAGTTGAACGTGATAGACGAATACCTTAAATCCCTGCAAGCCCGCCGATAAAGGACACCGAAATGGAAAATGAGATCAACGACCTAGTCAACGAGTTGGAGCAGGAAATCGACCCCAACGTGATGAGCGACGACGAGCTGCAGGGCATCGTCGGCAAAGAGATCGACGACGCGATTGACTACATCGACAACAACATCTCGCCGATCCGCGCGCAGGCGACCGAGTATTATCGGGGCGAGCCGTTTGGCGATGAAGAGGACGGGCGCAGCCAAGTGGTCAGCATGGACGTACGCGATACCGTACAGGCCATCCTGCCGTCGCTGATGCGGATCTTCCATAGCACCGACAACACCGTCGAATACGCGCCGCAGGGGCCCGAGGACATCGCTGCGGCGGAGCAGGCGACCGACTACGCGAATTTCATCATCAACCGCGACAACAACGGCTTCTTGGCCATGCACTCCGCGTTCAAGGATGCGCTGATCCGCAAGGTTGGCATTCTCAAGTGTTGGTGGGATGACCAGACCACGATTGACGCCTACAACTACACCGGCCTCGACGATAACGCGCTTGCGGCGCTTGCCGCTGACCCCGACGCCATGATCACCGTGCAGGCGTCTATGCCTGTCAGCGGGCCTGCGCTGAACCCCATGACGGGTGAAATGATGCCGCCTCCGATGATGCACGACGTGCGCGTTGAATATACGCGCCCCGATGGACGCGTTAAGCTGGAGGCTGTGCCGCCCGAGGAGCTGCTAATCTCCCGCGAGGCCAAATCTATCGCGGAAGCAGATTACGTCGCCCACAGGCGCATTGTGACAGTCTCAGAGCTGGTTGCGATGGGATATGACTACGACGAGGTCGCCAGCATGTCATCCGCCTACGACGACATGAACACCAACGTCGAGCGGTACGTCCGCAACCCCGCGCTGACCAACGAGATGAACGAGCGCAACGATCCGGCGATGCGTAAGGTGCTGTACGTCGAAAACTATATCCGCGTTGATTATGACGGCGACGGCATCGCGGAGCTGCGCAAAATCTGCACGGCGGGCGACGGCAACAAGATACTGAACAACGAGCCGATTGACATGGCCCCCTTCGCCACGTTCTGCCCAGACCCAGAGCCGCACGATTTCTTCGGCATCAGCGTCGCGGACACCGTCATGGACATCCAGCGGATCAAGTCTGTCATCATGCGTAACACGCTGGACAGCTTAGCTATGTCCATACACCCCCGCGTGGCCGTCACAGAGGGCATGGTTAATTTAGATGACGTTATGAACACAGAGGTCGGTAGCATCATCCGCCAGCGCCAAGCCGGTCAGGTGCAGCCGCTGTCGATGCCATTTGTTGGCCGTGAGGCGTTTCCCGTTCTGCAATATATGGATCAGGTCAAAGAGGCCCGCACAGGCATCTCAAAGGCGTCTCAGGGGCTAGACGCCAACGTGCTGCAGTCTACCACTGCCAGCGCCGTTGCAGCGACTGTGAGCGCCGCCCAGCAGCACATCGAGCTGATCGCGCGCGTCTTTGCCGAGACTGGCATGAAAGACTTGTTCAAGATCGTGCTGCACCTGATCACGACGCATCAGGACGCGCCTCGCATGGTTCGCCTGCGCAATGAGTTCGTGCCGATTGACCCGCGTGTGTGGAATAGCAACATGGACGTGTCGATCAACGTCGCTCTTGGCCGTGGAACAGACGCCGAGCGCATGATGATGCTGCGCCAGATCGGCGAGATGCAGAAGGACGCGATGAAGACTATGGGGCCGCAGAACCCGCTGACCGACATCACGAAGCTCAGCAACACGCTGAAGGCGATGACAGAGCTGGCCGGTTTCAAGGATACGTCGCAGTTCTGGAGCAACCCCGCAGAGTTTACGCCGCCTCCGAAGCAAGAAAAGCCGGACGTGAACGAGATGCTGATACAAGTGCAGATCCAGCAGATCCAAGCGGACATCCAGAAAAAGGCCGCGCAGTTGCAGCTTGACCGCGAGAAAATGCAGATGGAAGACGACCGCAAGCGTGACGAGCTGGAGGCGGAGCTGTTTGTGAAGGCCGAAGAGATGAAGGCCAAATATGGCGGACAGTTGAACGTGGAGCAGATCAGATCCGAGCTGGCGATCAACCGCGAGGTTCTGAAGGCTCAGGCGGACGTAATCAAGGAGGCTGCGCGTGAAGACTAAGCAGCAGGTCATTGATGACGGCAAGCAGGCGCAGCGACTTTTAGACGATACCGATCTGAAGCGATTTCTCGCTGAGATCGAGCAGGATTGCTGGCGCGAGTTCAAAGCGACTGGCGTTGGCGATGCGGACAACCGAGAGGCTGTCTACATGAAACTGCGCGGGGTTGAGCTGGTTCAGCAATCCCTGCGTGCAATGGCGGACAACGCGACTATTGAAATGAAACAGAAATAGCCGCATAATAAAGGAGATTGACGCAAAATGTCAGATACTAACACCCCGCAAGGGATTGGCCTGACCGACGCGCAAAATGCAATCAGTGCTATGTTTGCACCCCAAGAGGATAATGCAGAGGCAACTGATGCGCTAGAGACTGAAGCTGAAACTGAAGATCAGGATCAAGCTGATGTCGAAATGGCTGACGAAGAGATCGACAATTCACCCGTCGAAGGATCTGAAGTCGAGCTTGATGAAGAGGACGACGCCGACAGCTCTGGCGATCAATCCTTCGACATACTATCCGCTACGGTGGAAGTAGACGGCGAAGAGATTACGGTTGAGGATCTGAAAAGCGGACATCTAAGGCATCGAGACTACACCCGTAAGACGCAGGAGCTGGCTGAGATGCGCAAGTCGTATGCAGCAGAAGCCGAAGCAATCGAGCGGGAGCGTGCGCAATACGCTCAACTACTGCCAGCATTAAGCCAGCAGATTGAGCAATCGGTGCAAGACGAGCCTGATTGGGACACACTGTACGACACAGACCCCACGATGGCAGCGAAAGCGGAGCGACAGTGGCGAAAGCAGCAAGAGCAGAAGAGCGCTCAGATGCAAGCCGTTCAAGCCGAGCAGGCCCGCCTGCGTGATCTTCAGCAGAAGAAAATGCAGCAAATGGAGCAGCAGTATCTGGAAGAGCAAAGAACCGCTCTGCCTGATCTGATCCCAGAGTGGCGCGACCAGAAGGTTGCATCTACAGAAGCTGGGCAAATTCGTGATTTCCTCCTTACAGAGGGTTTTAACGAAGATGACGTTCAAGGGCTGAAAAACGCGACATTGGTCAAACTGGCGAGGAAAGCCATGCTTTACGACAGAGGCGAAACGCGGGCTAACGAGGCGAAAGTGAAGCCTAAGAAGCCACGCAGCAAGACTCTAAAAGCAGGTTCTCGCGGTTCAGCGCCAAAGCCGAAAACTGCCGCGCAGGAAGCGCAACAGCGCCTACAGAAGTCTGGCCGCGTGCAAGATGCAGCGGCTGCAATTAAAGCCTTGCTATAATGGAGAAGAAATATGGCAATAGTAGCAAACACCTTTACGTCATTTGACGCCAAAGGTATCCGCGAGGATCTCGCAAACGTAATCGCGAATATCTCGCCCGACGAGGTGCCGTTCCAAAGTAATGTTGGCTCAGAAAGCGTTTCAAACACGTTTTTCGAGTGGCAAACTGACTCGCTTGCGGCTGTCGATAAGACAGCGGTAATTGATGGCGACGACGTAACGTCATTTGATAGCACAGCCGCAACGGTTCGTATTGGTAACTATACGCACATTTCACGTCGTACATTGATTGTTGCAGACAACTTGAATGCACAAGATTTGGCCGGAAGAAATGACGAGAAAGCATACCAGATGGCCAAGCGGGGCCGCGAGTTAAAGCGCGATATCGAAGCAGTTTTAACTGACAATAACGCACGGGCCGCCGGAAACTCATCTACAGCTCGCGAGACTGCTGGCTTGGGTGCGTGGATTGCGACCAACACCAACAAAGCTGGTGACGGTACAGACCCAACTGCCAACGACGGCTCAGACGCTCGTAACGACGGCACGCAGCGCGATTTGACCGAAGCAATGGTCAAGGACGTGATGCAGCAGGCGTTTACGTCTGGCGGCAACCCATCAATCCTGATGGTTGGCCCACACAACAAAACCGTTGTGTCAGGCTTTGCCGGTATTGCTGCTCAGCGTTACATGGCGCCAAGCGACAGCCCGACCACAATTATCGGTGCTGCTGACGTGTATATGTCAGATTTTGGTACACTTCAGGTTGTGCCAAACCGCTTCCAGCGTGAGCGTGACGCGTGGTTGCTCGACCCAGAATATGCATCAGTATGCTATCTGCGTCCGATCAACTCAGTGGATCTCGCCAAAACTGGTGACGCTGACAAAGCCATGATGCTTGCAGAGTTTGGCTTGAAAGTGTCAAACGAAGCGGCGCATGGCGGCGTGTTCGATCTGAACGTATCATAAGATTGGAGGGGCGGCGTTTAGGCGTCGCCCCACTATCACAGGAGGCAGCATGAAAAGATTATTCAGCCGCGACGTAGACACGGGTATCACCAAATATTGGCACGTCACCGGCAAGGGCGAATATGTGGTGGAAACTGTACAAGACACCCAGCATATCGCGGAAAGCAACAAGCGAGCGTATAATAACGTTGACGGCAAGTTTGGCGACATGCCGAAGGTGGCGTCGATCCCGCTTTCAGTGTATTATCAGCTCAAGAGCCAAGGCATTGTGGATGACCCTAAGCGTCTGAAGAAATGGCTGAACGACAGAGATAACCGCGTTTTTCGGACAAGAGCCGGAACGCTTTAAGGATAGCAGATGGCACTGACAACATATGCGGAGCTTAAAACGAGCGTGGCGGACTTCTTAAACCGCACCGATTTGACGAGCGCCATTCCGACGTTTATTTCGCTGGCCGAGGCTGACTTCAACCGAAAGATACGGCACTGGCGTATGGAAAAGCGCTCTACCGCTGTTATTGATAGCCAGTATACATCTCCGCCGGCTGACTTCTTGGAACCGATCAGGCTTAGCATGTTGAGCGGCAATACCAGCCGCTTGGAGCCAGTCAGCCAGTCGCAGATGATGGAGCAGCGCCAGCTTGGCCAAAACACCAGCGGCACGCCGCGTTTTTACGCGATCACCGACGGCTCAATAGAGGTGTACCCGAATCCAAACTCTGACACGCTAACGCTTGAAATGGTCTATTATGGAAAGCCAACCGCGTTAAGCGGCAGCAACGCCACTAATTGGCTTTTGACTTATTACCCCGATGCGTATTTATATGGCGCATTGGTTCACAGCGCGCCTTACCTTGCAGACGATAGCCGCATACAGGTTTGGGCGTCATTGCTGAATAATGCTATTAGTGGTATAAATTCAGACAGTGAAAGCGCAAAATATGGCGGCGTTGGATTAAAGATGAAAGCTAGGAGTTACTAAATGGCAACGTTAAACGATAGGGTACTAGATAACGGTTTGACCGTTTTGGACACCGAAGCGAATAGAGTTGATATATGCTCATCAGAGCCAACCACATATTCGGCAGCGACAAGCTCTACTACGCTTGGCAACACAACCAGCATAAGCATTTCGGCTCCAGCCAATGCTTCGCCAAACGGGCGTAAGGTTACTTTGTCAGCTATCACTGGTGCATCTGTTACCGGCACCGGCACTGCAACGCATTTTGCGATTAGCGATACGACAAATAGTCGGCTTCTTGCTACGGGCGCTTTGTCATCCTCTCAGGCTGTAACATCTGGTAACACATTTTCGCTGACTGCATCTGACATCCGTATTCCAGATCCGTCATAAGATTTAGAAATGGTTGTTCTAAAGAACAGAGCAAAGGTGGCAACCAGCACGACTGGCACCGGCACTATTACGCTTGGCGCTGCGGAAGATGGTTATCAAACTTTCGCGGCGTCTGGTGTGTCTGACGGTGACGTTGTTCGATATGTCCTTGAGGACGGCAATAACTGGGAAATTGGCACGGGCGTATATACGGCTTCTGGCACAACCTTAACCCGCAATGTGATTGAAAGCAGCAACAGCGATGCCGCGATTAACCTAACCGGCGATGGGATCGTGTTTATCGGGTTTACCGTTGAGGACGCTGACAACCTTTTTGATTTAAATATTGCGCTAGGATAAATCATGGCAAACACGTTTAAAAATTACACCTCTGCTTCTGTTGGGACAGGGGCCACAACGACTTATACGGTGCCATCTGCTACTACTGCAATTATGATGGGGTGCAACCTAGCCAACCGCACAACCAGCCAGATCGCTGTAGATGTGCAGGTAGCTGGGGTTTACTTGGTTAAGGGCGCACCAATCCCAGCGAACTCAGCTTTGGGTGTCTTAGACGGTAAGATCATTTTAGAAGCGACTGACACAGTGGTTGTCACCAGCGATACAGCCAGTTCAGCGGATGTAATTGTAAGCGTTCTGGAGCAAACCTAATGGCGGGTTATGTTGGAACCAAGGCGGTTTTATTAAGCACCACGGCTGCGAATGTTGGCGGGGCGGCTAGTGTTGGGGCAGGTCTAACCGTAGACAACGATGGCGCAACTGTTTTGACCGTGGATCGTGCTACCTCAGACGGAACGATTATCGATGTGCAGAAATCAGGAAGTTCTGTGGGGAGTATTGGGGTTAATAGTAGCGATTTAATGATTGGTACTGGTGATACTGGTATGCGATTTAGTGATGGTGAGGATTCTTTTGTACCAAGTACTATAACGGGAAATGCTAACAGAGATAACGCCATTGATTTGGGCAAAACGTCTAGTCGCTTCAAAGACCTTTACCTGTCTGGTAATATCAGCATGGGCGGTAAAATTACTGGAGGCCAGTTTTCATACACAAATGTGGCAACGCTTTATAATGACAGCGTATATGTTTTAGACCCAGTGAGCTCTATCGGCATTGTTATGTTTAATGGGCGAAATGATAACTATGATTATATTCATGGGATTGTGTCATATCGTACTACTGCTAATACATATGCTACTCAAATGGGGGCTGGTAGCGCCAATGTATTGATTGGTGAGTTTTCAGGGGTTCCAGCAGTTTCCAATGTTAGTAGCGGTTACTTCAGTGTCGTGGTTTCTGACAATGGAAATATCTATTTCTGGAATAGGCTGGGCTTAGCGATTTCATTCGGCATCACCTTACTGGGCTCTTAAAAAAGGAAAACGAATATGCCCTCATGGAGAATAAAAAACTTAAAGAAAGCATCATCTGCAACAGATGAAGCAGAGATTACAAAGCAAAATGTTGTCCAGCAGATTGACGCAGAATACATCGATAATGATGGAATTGTTTTGCACCAATCGTCCGTTTGCTTGGGCCTGTCAGACTTTTCTTCATACACAGAATATGATGATTTGACTGAACAAGGTTGCATAGATTGGGTCAGGAATGCTCTTTCTGCATCTGGTCAACTGGACGAAATAGAGAACCCCACTTATCCTAGCGCCAGCAATGCTGACACAGAAATTTCAGATGGATTACCTTGGGCAGCACAGGAGACACCCTAATGTCAGGCTATATCGGCAACGCTCCAGTCCCACAGGCTACGCAAACAAGGCAGACCTTTGTGGCCACCTCTGGGCAGACCAGCTTTGCCACGGCGGGTTATACGGCGGGCTTTGTGGATGTCTACATGAACGGCGTCAGGCTGGTCGATGGCACCGATTTCACGGCTACCAACGGATCTGACGTTGTGCTGACATCTGGCGCTGCCACTGGCGACATCATTGATGTGCTGATGTTTACTGCGGTTGACCTTGCGACTGCGGTTGGCGGGGGCAGATACAAGGGCGAGCGCGGTACGCTTGGCCCTGCGGCTGCGGCTGGTGACATCTTTCGTGTGTCTGAGCAAACCTTGAATGCGAATGTAACAATTGACGCAAGTGAAAATGCCTCTGCTACTGGCCCCTTGGCCGTGGCATCTGGCGTTACTATCACCGTCACATCAGGGGGGAACTTGAGCATTGTCTGAGATAAGAGCAACAACAATAAGTGATGCGGCTGGTACTGGGCCGATTGCGCTGACGG